GTGGTTCGTGCTGGGTTCGCGGTAGCCAGCCATGCGGCTGCTGCGCCGCCCTTTGGCCGGGCGGGCGGGCAGGGACAAAAAGGGACAACAGGGACACGTTTGACATATCGGCACGTACGCGCGCGCACGCGCGCGCGCGGGCGCGCGCGTACGTGCGAAAATGGAGAACCGGCCACTTTTGCCCCTGCTGTCCCTGTCATCGCAGTCGCAGCCCCTTGAGCCCGCGCCGGCCGTTCGACTTGGCGTCGGTGAATCCGCGCGCGCGCAGCTCCTTGATGAGTGTGTTCTGCGTCCACGGGCTCAGGCCTTGCGCCTCCGCCCATTGAGTGAACCGCTGGTGCAGGTCGCCTGCCGAGGCGAAGGCCCCGAACACCCGCTCCACCTCATCGGCGAGGAACTGCCCGATCAGGTCTTCGTCGTCGAAGTAGCTCGCCGATGCAGCAGCCACCTTGGCGGGCACGTCGAGCCCCCGGCGTTGCCATTCCAGCGCGCCCTCAATTGCCCAGCCGAGGATTTGCGGGGCTTCGGCCTTCAGCTTGTCGGCGAGGTGCGGGTCGCGGCGTTCGGGCGGGATGGTGACGGTGAATGGCACCAGGACGACACGGGCGCGGATTGCCTCGTCAACGCCACGGAACGAGGGTTGACTGTTCCCGGCGACCATCAAGGTGAGTTGCGGGTCGAACTCGAAGAAGTCTTGCCTCATGAAGCGGGCGGTCATCCGGTCGCCCCCGGTCAGGTCCTTGATGACGCTTTCGTCCCAGGTCTTGCCGCGCGGCAGTTCGGAACTGACGGCGAGCCGTGCGCCCGCCAGGCTGGCAATGTCGGTAGGGTGTTTTTCGCCCTGCGTGTGCAGGAAGGTGGTGGCGGGCACCCGGCGGGCGTAGTCGCCCCAGATGTGGGTCAACACGTCCAGGAAGACGCTCTTGCCGTTCCGGCCGGTGCCGTAGAGGAAGAGCATCTTGTGCGCGCGGGTTTCGCCGGTCAGGGCATAGCCCGCCGCCCGCTGCATGAAGGCGATCAAGTCGGTGTCGCCGTCGAGCACTTCATGCAGGAAGCGCAGCCACCGCGCCGGGCGTCCGTGGGCGGGTGCGACGGTCGTTGACTTGGTGATCATGTCTTCGCGCCGGGCGGGTCGCAGGGTGCCCGTGCGCAGGTCCACGGTGCCGCCGGGGGTGCCCAGCAAGAGGCGGTCGCGGTCGAAGTCTTCGGCACCGGCGGCGCTGGACGGGTTGGATCGTGCGAGGTCTACCACGGCCGCGACGGTTGCCTTGTGGCGCAAGGAGTCGGCCTGCTTCTCCGCCCATCGCAGCAGCTTTTCGGCCGCGTCGGGGGCTAGCGTTGCGGCCTTTCTCTCGGCCCATGCGGTCAGGTCATCCGCTTTCCGGCGCAGGAACGCGCGGGCGCGGGTCATGTGGGCGAGCGTGTCGTCGCGTTCCCACCGGGTGCCGGTCCAGAATAGCCACCGGCCCCACAGGGCGACGTGCCGTGCGTCGCGGTCCCAGCCCGCCGCTCCTAGGGACAGCGCGAGACCGTCGTGCGTCAGGTCGAGGGCGTCGTCGTCGTTCGGCCGTGCCGCCGTCGCAGCCGCTGTGGCGGGCTTCGTGGTGCCCGCTGCGCCGTGCGCCGCGCCGTTCATGGCGGACCGAGGCTCCGGTCCTCGGGGCGATTCAAGGCCTGCCTGCCAGCCCGAGGCGACAGTGGCCTCCACCTCTTGGGGCGACAGGCCGATGCTCAGCGCCGCCGCCCGAAGGCGAGTTTGCGCCTCTGTCGCGTCCAGCGTTCCGGCCGCTGCGGCCTGCGCCAGTCGGAACGCTGTCCGGTTCAGGGCGTGGTTCCGCTGCCCCACGGGGGCCGCCAAGAGGCGCGCCAGCTCGCCCGCCAGCGCCGCTTGCCCCCACCCGTTGGCAGCCCCCCCATTGGCGGGCGCGGAAGGCGGTTCTGCGGGCCGCTGCGGGGCTGCCAGCGCCGCCCGCAAGGCTTCGGGAAGGGGCGGCAGGTTGCGCCAGTCAATCGAGGCTTCGGGCGTGTATCGGCCCTTCGGGGTCACCGTGCCGGGCGCGATGACGTAGCCGGCTTCGCCGCGCGTGTCGATCTTCGGCCCGAGCTTCCCGGCCGTGTTGCCGAAGCCGGGGCCGGGGTGACGGAAAAGCAGGTGCAGCCCGCCGGACGGGGTGCGCACTCGGGGTTGCGCCGGGTCGGTCAGCAGGTGCCCGATGCCGAGGGCCTCCAGGCTGGCCTCGCCGATGCGTTCGCCGGTGGCCTTGTCGACGTCTAGGTCAACGACATACACGCCGGACGCCGCGCCGGTTGGCAGGCCCACCATTGCGCCGGGGTGACGCTGCCAGAAGTCCGCCACGTCCGCGAGCCCGGCCCCGGCGATATCCTTCCAGCGCACCAGCGGCCGCTTGTCCGGGGCGCAAGGGAACACCGGAAGCCCGGCCCTTGCGAGTGACAGGGCCATATCGCGGTTGTTGTCGCGCCTGTCCTGTGCTACATTGCGGAAGTGAGCGGAAGCCTTCTTCAAGGCATTGTCCCCGGTCGCGCCTGCCCGCGCGCCGGGGCTTTCCAGTTGTTCAGGGCCCCCGCCATCGGGGGGTGCAAACACTGCCATTGCGCTTCTCCTTGTTCTGCAAAGTCGGCATGTCAGGTGCCCTTGCGCGCGCTGAATGCGACGGTGCGCGGGCGGGAGGGCGAGGCGCGGGCGATGCGCGCCTCGATGTCGGCCAGCGCGCGGGCGAGGTCGGCATCGCTGCCGTATTCGACCTTCGCGCCGGTCACATAGGCCGTCCTCACCCCGGCCGCGCGCATGGCGATCAGGGCGTCGCGCATGGCTTCGAGCTCCGCGACGCTCGGCATGGGTCAGGCCCCCACGCGATGCGCGCCGCGCCAGTCGATCCAGCCCGCGCCGAAGTCCACCCGGACCTTGAGCCGCACGCTATCGCGCAGGAAGTCGACCTCGGCCTCCACCGTCGGGCCGGGCTGGCCTTCGAGGGTCGCCCATTCCAACGCATCGGCGCGGGCCGGATCGGCGAAGACGTAGAACCTGCCGGGGTTCGTCAGCCTCGGCTCCACGATCAGCGCCAGCCGCCCCGCGAAGGGGTTGACGGCATCGGCCGTCGCGGGCGTGATGGTGGCCAGCGCCTGTTCGGCCGCCACCTCGAGGTCGGGCGGCACGACCAAGAAGCGGGGCGAGACGTCGATCAGCCCGCCGCTCAGGCCGGTTTGCCGACGCATCGCCAGCCGCGCCGCCGCCAGCCCCTCGATGATCGTGGCGGGCGCGGGCGTCGTCAGGTTGTTGTGGGCCGCCGCGAACACCGCCACCCCGTCCGACATGGCCGGATTGCCGGCCACCTTGTCGGCAAGCATCGCCGCCATTGAGGCCCGCGCCGCCGCGCCGAGGCGGGGGGCGATCTGGAACGCGCCGAGGTCGTCGTTGACCAGCGCCTCGCGCGTGATCGAAAAGGCGCGGCCGAAGGTTTGCAGGCTGTAGGCCTCGCCCGCTTCGTCCAGCGTCCCGAGCTGGTATTCGGACCCTTCGGGCTTCAGCACCAGGCCCGGCCCTTCGCCGAGGATGACGGAACGCTTCGGCCTGAAGTCGCGGATGGTGCGCTGCCGCGCCACCTGCAACAGGCCCGCCGGGGCGGCGTCGTAGCCGCGCCGGACCTCGCGGTGCACAACGTCGCCCAGGATCAATGGGAAGTCGCTCGTCGTGTGCGCCCGCGTCACGGCCGCCGCGTCGGACATGGTGGCGTAGCCGCTCACCCCGGCGCGGCGCAAGCAGTCGCGGGCGAGGTCGGGCAGGCGCATGTGCGCCCAGGGCCGGGCGGCGTCGGAAAGCTGATGGTCCGGGTGCATCCGGGCGAAGATCGCCTCGCCCGCGCGGGTGGCGATTGCGGCCGGGTCGTTGTGGTCCGCGGTGATCCGGGCGGTCGCGCGGGGGGCCTGGGCCGTGCGGGCGCGCATCGCCTCGAAGGCCAGTTGGCGGGCCTCTTCGGGGCTTGCCTCGGCATCAATCTGCGCATCGGCCCAGTCGCGGGACAGGCCCGCCGTGGCGGCGATGGCGCGAATCTCGAGGTTCGCTTGGGCGCGGGTCAGGCGCGCCGGTTCGGCCGGGCGTTCGGCCGTCTGCTCTTCGGTTTCCATCTGACTACCTCCATGACGGAAATGCGCGCCGGGATCGGCGGGGATGGGGACAACGCTCACCTCAAGCGGCGTCCAGCGGGCGGCGATGCGGATGCGGCGGTCGCCCTCGCGGGTCTCGCGCCATTCCTGCACCTGGTAGCCTATCGACAGGCCCCTCAGGGTGCCGTCGGCAATGTCGCTCAGCACCGCCGCCGCCGCGTCGGTCTGGCGGAAGCGCAGCCGCGCCCATAGCCCCTCGGGGCGAAGCTCGGCCGCCTCCACCACCCCGAGTTGGTCGCGGGTCGAAGCGGAACGGTGGGCGTCCAGGACCGGCGCGCCGATCAGCCGCGACAGGTCCGCGCCGCGTAGGTCGAGGCGTTCGACCACCCCGCCGCGCTGCACGTCCGCGCCGGTCGAGGCGATGCACTCCACCGTCCGGGCGGCGGGGTCGAGGGTCGAGGGCCGAAGATCGGCGGGGCGCAGGGCGAGGGTCATTGCACGGCCTCCACGGGGCGGCGGGCGCGGTCGCGGGCGAGTTCCTCGTCGAGCTCGTCGATGTCGCGGCCGCGCGCGGCGACGATTTCCTCGCGGCTTTTCAGGCCGTTAGCCATAGCCAGCACCTCGGCCGCGATCTGGCTTTCGGGGTCCACCCAGTCGAAGCCGGGGCCGATGAAGCGCACCGCGAGATGGTCGGCCAGCGACACGGGATCGGCGGGGATCGTGCCCGCCAAGACTTGGAGGGCCACCCAGCGTCGCCAGAGCGGGCGCAGCACCTGCCCTTCGATCAGATGCCGCTGCAAGGCTTCGGCGCGGCGGCGGAAGTCCAAAAGGCCGACGCGGGCGCTGCTGTAGTTCGCCGCCCCGAGGTCGCCCGTCAGCGCCTCGTAGGTGATGCCCGCCCCGGCGGCGATCTCGCGGTCGATGCTGGCCACGAAGGCCACCGCGTCGCGCAAGCCTTGCGGCTGCGGGGTGAAGGTCACGTCCGCGCCGGCCGGCAGAATGCGCATCGCGCCCGGCTCAAGGGCCACGTTCAGCGCCCCGCCCGCCCCGGCTTCGCCCGCAAAGCCCGCCGTGCCGCCCTCGGGGTCGCGCACGAAGCCGGTCAGCAGCGCCCCGACCTTGGCTTGCATCAGCAGGGCATCGCTCAGTGCATCCCGGTCTGCCATCCGCAGCAGCACCGGGGCCAGCCAACTCAAGCCCCGCACCTGCCCCGGAAACTGGCGGTCGAAGACGTGCAGCATGTCGGCGGCGGGGATGCGCACCGTCTCGTAGAGCGCAAAGCCGGTGCCGGGCGGTTCGCGGAGGACGTGGAAGGCAACCACCGCCCCGTCGCGGTCAAGCTCGATCCCCTGCTCGATCCGCCCGCCGCCGTCCAGCGGGCGCGACAGGGCCACGTCCACCTGCGAGGGGTCCAGCACCTCGGGCCGCAGCCCGCCGTCATCCGCCGCGCGCAAGTGCACGAAGGCCTCGCCGTCCCGCACCAGGCACCGGGCGATCAGCGGCAAGATCGGGTTCGCCAGCGCCTCGAAGGCGTCGTTGAGGCGCGCCGCCGTGTCGCGGTCGGGGTGCTGCGACCGGGCCTGCCAGCCCTTGCCGACTAGCGCGGCCGTCCAGGCCTCCACGATCCGCCGCCCCTGCGGGGTGTTCATGTAGGCCGCAGCGGCGCGGGCGCGGGTGGTAGCGCGGGCCGCATCCGTCGCGCGGGCCGGGTTGTGCAACATCGGCACCCCCTGCCACCGCCGCCCGCCGCCGCCCGCCTCGATGCCGGAACGCTTCGCGGTCGGGCGCAAGAAGCGGCCGAGGATGCGCGCGGCGAAGGTCATGCGCCCTCGCCCGACTTGATGCGGAACAGGGCGCGGCGGGCCTGCTCGCGTTCGGTGAACCAGGCGGGGGAGCCGGTCAGGTTTTCGGGCACGGGCCGGACCTGGACGTCCGGCAGGCCCAGGTCGTGCGCCGCCTCGAGCAGCCGGTCCGCAAGCTCCGTGACGCAGATGCACAACAGCGAGGTCATGCGGGCGCCCGGCTCGATCTCCGCGACCCGCGCGATCCGCTCGCGGGCCATCGGTTCGATATCCTGCCACCGGCCCGCAACCACGATTCGCGCGTCGTAATCGTCCGGCATGCCGGGCCAAGCGTAGCGGGTCAGGGCGCCGTAAAGCGGCTGGTCGCCGCACCAGCCGAACGGATCGAGCGGGGAGAGTTCAGGCAAAACCCGCCGTGCCAGCGTCGACGCGCTGTCGAGGTCGGTCAGTTCGGCCGCTCGCAGCATCACCGCGAGCTTGAGGGCGTCGTCGGCGGAGTAGTCCGACCAGCGGTCGGCGCGGATCGGAAACGGCAGGAGTCCTCGCGACGAATAGGTCTCGAAGGCCTTGGCGCCGCAGCCGGTGATGATCAAAAGTGCCTGCCTTTTCATGGGCCTGCCCTCACGCGGTCCTCGTGTGCCTTCAGCGTGCGCGGACTGTAGCGAAGGACCGGACTCCACGCAAGAGGCGAGGTCAAAGTTTTTCAACAAATCAGCGCTGCATCCACCGGCTTTCGGTCTGCACCCTCGGCCGCGCCTCGGGGGCCGCACCGCCTGCCAGCGCCGCGCGGCGGGCCTGCCAATCGGGCGCCACCATTTGCCGTGCGGCGAGGGCATAGACCAGGCAATCCAGCGCCTCGGCCCGCCGCCCGGGGATGCGCTCGAAGCTGCGCACCGGCTGGCCGCGCCGGTAGCGCACCACCGCCCGCTCGCTGGCCACTTGCTCATGCCAGACGGCGGGCAGTTCGGCCGACAGGCGGAAGGCACCGGGCCGCGCGAGGCGGGCGAAGAGCCACGTCTTCGCCGCGTCGGTGCCCACGATCCACAACCGCCCGCCCTTGGCGCGGCTTCCCGCCTTGTCGATGATCGGCCGCGACATGCCCGGCGCGCCCTTGATCGCGAAGACCTTGCGCCGCAGCCGGGGGCCGCAGAAGCGCATCACCTCGGCCATGGTCGCGCCGTCGCCCGCGTCGACGCAGGCCGCGTCCAGCGCCAGCCGCCGGCCCGAGGCATGGGGCCATGTCGCAGACAGAAGGGCGTCAAGCTCGCCCCAGGTCGCGGCGTCGTCGTAGCGCCCCCAGATCACCCGGTGCCCCGCCGCCAGCGGCACCCCGGCCTCGGTCCAGGCGAGAAAGGTCACCTCGACCCGGTCGTGCTGAACGTCGCAGCCCGCCGTCAGCGCCAGCGCCTCGGCAGGAAGCCCCGCCTCGATCCCCCAGGGTTCGGCCCGCGCCGCAAGATCGGCCTCTTCGAGCTCTTCGCCCGCGCCGCGCCAGCCCTGCGCAAGAACGGTGTTGACGAAGACCTGAAGCGTGGCCGGATCGTCCTTCGCGGCAAGAAACTCGGCCGCCAGCCGCCCCCAGGATGCATTTTGGTGCAGCGACACAAGGGCGTTGAGGCGGAAGCCCGCGTGCCCCCGCACCTCGGGCGCGGTCGCGCGCCACCGCCCCGCCGCGACCATGGCGGGCTTGTGCCGCTCGTCCACCAGCGCCCCGCAGCCCGGGCAACACCAGGCCGCTTCTTCGGGCCGCCCCTCGGGCCAGCGGATATCCTGCCACAGAAGTTCCGCGAAGGTGCCGCACTCCGGGCAAGGCACCTCGAAGATGCGCCGATCCGATGCGGCATAGGCCCGCAGGACGTGGCTTGTGTCCTCGAAGGTCGGAGTGCTGCCCAGGACGATCTTGCGGTTGGGGAAGCTCAGGGTCCGCCGCTCCGCCAGGATGATCGGGCTTCCCTCGGGCGTCGGCTCCATCGCGTCCGCCTCGTCGCAGAACAGGACGCGGGCCGTGTGGCGGCGCAGGTTCCGGGGCGCACGGGCCGCGACCACCTTGAGGCTCCCGCCGGGGAAGCGCCGCGACAGGATCGTGTCGCGCTCCGCCCCTTCCCGATCTTCGGCAAGCGCCCGCGCCACCACGGCCGAGGCGGCGAAGGTCGGCTCAAGGTCACTCACCACATAGTCGCGGCAATCCGCCTCGGTCGGCAGAAGGCAAAGGATCGGCGCGGGGTCGTTCGCCACATAGCCCGCCAGCGCCGCCGTGAGCAGCGTGGTGAAGCCCACCCGCACCGACTTGACCACCGTCACCCGCTCGATCCCCGGATCACCAATCGCCTCGGCAATGCCGCGCTGGAAGGGCCAGAGGCGCACCGGGCCGGGGGCGGCGGCAAGGGCATCGGGCAGGCAGATGTTCCCTTCGATCCAGTCCGGCAGGTTGAGGCGCGGCGGCGGCACCAAGGCACGCCGGGCACGGGCCAGAACCTCGGCAACGTCAGCCATCGCGCGCCTCGTGGATTTCATCGCGGCGCAGCCCGAGGTCGGCGGTGGTGGCGGGGGGCATGTTGGAGTCGCCAACATGCCCCACTGAACCCGGATTGTGCTGCCTTGTCGCCACCTCCCCCCGCGCTTGCGCGGCGTCGTATTCCTCGGCCAGCCGGATTTCCGCGCGGCGCAGGCCGAGGGTGTTGGATGCCACAACACCCTCATCTCGGTGCTGATTTGCGCCTAGCCCCGCCGCCTCAGCCATGGGCCGCCTCCACAAGCCCGGCCTGCCCCAACTCCGCCAGCGCCACCCGCAGCGCCCGATCGACCGCCTCGGCCTCGGCACCGCTCAACTCGCCCGCCGCCCGCAGCCGCGAAGGCACCGCCAGCAACCGCCCCCGCACCTGCCGCAGAAAGTCGCCCCAGGCCCGTTCCACATCGGCGGCTGGCACAAGCTCGCCCCGCAGAACCGCGTTCTTCAGCGCCTGCCCGTCCGCCTGCTCACGCGCCAGCCGCGCCCGCTCGGCCGTCAGGCTGGCGACGTGCTCCTCGCCACCCCGCCCCGACGCCACCCCGCGCAAGTGCTCCACATAGGCCCGCACGGTCTTCTCGAGGTCGTAGGCGTCATGCTTGAGGTGCACCGCAATGCCGCGCCGCTTGAGTTCGGTCAGCATCGGGGGGGTGATGCCCAGAAGCTCGCACAGGTCGCGGGCGGTGACGCAATGCACCGGCCCGTCACCCGTCAGCCCCGGCAGCTCCGGCACGATCCGCATGGCTTCAACCCCTTGTGTTTTCTTGCAGAGCCCCAAACGCCGGGGTCCGAACTCCCCGCCCGAACGCTTTCAGGAAGGACCCACGCGCCTCATGCGTCCGCAATCAGGTCACCGAACTCGCGCTCGATCACGTCCGGCTGATCGGCGAGGTGTTCTTGCGCCCACGCGAGTGCGTCTTCGCGGCTCTCGAAGGGAATGATCCGCTCGCCACCTTCGCGGGCGCTCACGCCAACCTTGCGCGCGAAGATCGTCATCGGGCCGCCGCGCCCTGCGAGGAAATAGACGCCGCTGCGGGGGGTTTTGTAGAGACCGGCCTCCCAATAGCGGAAGTCGCGGCGGGTTGTCTGCCCGTCGGCGTTGTCGGTCATCGCGATCAGGATCGCCGTGTCGGTGTCGTAGCGCCGGCCGTTGAAAATCGCTTTCATCGTTGCCTCCTCTGGTGCGGACGGGCCCCGCGCCCGACCTGTGCACCCTGTATGCACCGAACGGGTGCGCAAGTCAAGGGCGCGCACCTTTCGGGTGCACCTGTCACGCCGTCCCGGCCGGTTTGCAGGCTGCCAGCGTGGCGGCCGCGAGGGACGGCAGGGGCTCCACCTGCGCCGCCGCCGCGCGCATCCGCTCGGCTGCTTTGGCGCCGCCGAATGCCGCGACCAGTGCGGTTGCCGCCTCGGCATGGGCACCGGCGATGACGGCCGCCGGGTCGAAGTTGCGGCGTTCGATCAGCAGGAGAAGGAGCTCGCGCACCATCGCGGCGGTTTCCTCGGCTTGTTCAAGGCGCGGGTCGGTCATGGTTGCCTCCGTTGTGGTGGTTCGTGCTGGGTTCGCGGTAGCCAGCCATGCGGCTGCTGCGCCGCCCTTTGGCCGGGCGGGCGGGCAGGGACAAAAAGGGACAACAGGGACACGTTTGACATATCGGCACGTACGCGCGCGCGCGCGCGCGCGCGGGGGCGG